AATAACTCCGAAATCTTCTGCAAATAAAATATTGGTACAAGCATCTGGCTGTCTTTCGAATAATACTCAAGGAAACTTGACTATGTTAAAGTTACTTAGAGGTAGTACACAAATTGCAAGCGGATCGGCAGGGAGTTATAATGGTTCGGCATTTTTTATACCTTCTGAAGTTTGGACAGCAGGGGGTTTTGCAATAAACTTTTTAGATAGTCCATCAACTACAAGTGCTACAACTTATAAGATACAAATTGCTGCTTTTAACGGAACAGGAAGAGTTGGTGTTAGAGGAGATCATACTAACGCTCATCAAAGTATACCAACGTTCTTAACACTCCAGGAGATAGCAGTATGAGTTCTATCTTAAAAGTTGATACGATACAGACTACAGCAGGGGCGGCTCCTACTACTAAGGACTTAGGGTTTGCGGCAGGGTCAGTTATTCAGTATGCACAAACTGAAACAGGCACAGCTACAACTATATCTGCTAGTGCAAGTGCGACTCTTTTGACAATAAACTTTACACCAAAGTTTACTACTAGTAAAATACGTGTTTCTTACACTTTTCACAATTTAAGAAAGACTACAGGAGCAGGAGTCAGCACTTGGTTTAACTCTCGAATCTTTTTAGATGGTGTACAACAAGGTAATATAAATGGAACTATGGGTTATCCAGAAACATTCAATGATCATAGATATACATACAGCGCTGAAGGTGAACTAGCATCATGGAGTGGTGCTAAAGCAGTAGCTTTAAATGGTTATGTAGGCTCAACTGGTTCTACATGGGTTGTGTCATACCAAGGTGCGACTACAAATATGACAATTATGGAAATAGCACAGTAATCAAGGAAAAAACAAATGACAGATATAGCAACAGCATTAACAGAACTAGGAGTAACAGAATGGGTGTTACGTGGAGAGCCAACTAACCAAGTTGAGTTTGAGACTATGTACCGTAAGGTCATGGGCGCAGACAGCAACGGCTCTGCCATAGAAAGCTCAGACCCATCACATTTCGGTACAACGTGGGATGCAGTCAAAGCTAAGAAGGATGCCCTTGTAGCAGCAGAACCCATGAAGCTACTGCGTGAGGAACGTAACCGTAGAATAGCAGAGACAGACTGGTGGGCATCAAGTGACCTAACCATGACTGATGCACAGAAGAAATACAGAACTGACTTGCGTGACATAACTAAAAGCGCAACATCATTAGATGATGTAACTTGGCCCACAAAACCCTAGGAGTATAATATGGCAGAGATTAAAGTAACACTAACCGACACAGAACTAAAGTGTCTAGAATATGCAGCAGCAGTTCCACAGGACTGGGCAGACAATGCTTTGACTAACAGAGCTAGAATAGCCAAGGATGAGATCATTGCTGCTCTTGTAACACACTGCAATGCTAACTCAGTAGCACTAGCTGTTGGTGAAGACGCACAGGTAACACAAGCGTTTGACTTAAAGGTTGTTAAGAAAGCATCTGAAGTTGAAGAGTCCAAACCAGAGTAAGGAATATCAATGTCATACATCGGCACTGAACCTAAAGACATAAGATCATTTGGCAGAACTAAGTTTGACTACACTGCTACGCAGGGTCAGACAGCGTTTACTGGTGCTGATGATGACGGTAAGGTATTAGCTTTTACTGTTGGACAGATAGAGGTATACGTCAACGGTATCCTCATGGATGACAGTGACTTCACCACAACTGGTACTGGTACAGTCACACTAGCATCTGCAGCTAACTTGAATGACGTTGTTAATGTTGTATCCTTTGAGACTAACATACCTGACAGTAATTATGTACCTGCTTCAGGTGGTACGTTTACTGGTGCTGTAACGCATAGTGGTAACGTAACTCACAGTGGTACAGTAACTAATAGCAGTACAACAACTATGACAGGTGATCTTACTGTTGATACTAACACGTTTCATGTTGATGTGGCAGACAATAGAGTAGGTGTAGGAACTACAACGCCTGTGCATGATCTACAAATTCACAAAGCAACAGCAAGCTCTCAAGCTCGTATTCAAATGACTACAAATGAAAGTGGAGCTACTAACGGTGATGGTTATGCTGTAGCTATGGAGGCTGGCAACCGTGTCTATCACTGGCTGTATGAAAATGCGCCTATGCAGTTTGCAACAAACAATACCTTAAACATGGTAATTAACGCAAATGGTTCTGTGACAATGCCTAATCAGCCAGCTTTTAATATTGTAGGCACTCAAAATGGGTATTCTGCTAGAATTACAGCAGGAGGAACAACTAACGCTATTCCTTTTAATCTTGCTAGAGGGCAGGGTACTTCTGGTTTTAATACAAGTAACGGTGTTTATACTGCACCTGTTACAGGCACATATCTTTTTACGTTACAAACTATAATAGCAACTGGCGCAAACCACGAAATCTATATGTATAAAAACGGAACTCTTTATGCAAGACATTATCCTGAAGGTGGTAGAGGAGCTAGTTTTTCAAGCATAGTACCAATGGCTGTAAATGATTATATTGTTTTTGGATGTGATTTCGATGTTTACCTGCAAAACACTACTTCTAATTATTCATCAGCAAGTATTGCATTAATAGGTTAGGAGAAACACATGACAAGAGCAAGAGATGTAGCTAACCTCATAGGTTCTGGCAATTACAGCAGTACTACGTTCACAGCTACTGCAGGACAGACAGCCTTTACTATATCCCACACACAGGGATTTGTACAAGTGTTTATGAATGGCTTGCTCTTGGATGAAACAGTAGACTACACAAGCAACGGATCAGCAGTAACACTTACATCAGGTGCAGCAGCAGGTGATGAGATAGAAGTTGTTGCATACAATACGTTTAGCGTTGGTGATGCACTCAACCAAGCAGCAGCCGATGCACGTTACGAACTAGATGGTGCTGAGAATAGGTTTTTAGGTGTTAATGGTACTACGGTAAACACAAGTGCCGATGAGTTTGCAAAAGTACAACAGGGTACTGTTTCTTCTGGTTATGCTGAAATGCATATAGGCAACGACATCAATCAAAGAATTATTTTAGGTTCTATAGGATCAACATATTCGGGTGGTGATTGGTCTGGTTCTAGGTATATATACACTAGTCATGGTGATCTTAAACTAAAAGCTGCTGCTGACTTAGAGATGTTTAGTGGTGGTAATACTATTGCTAACCACCTTACTCAAACAATGAACATCAGTGGTCACATTACAAATCATAGACAGCCTATCATATCTGGTACAATGGGTACGGCTATGACGGCTCCAACTAGCGATACTTTATTAAGTTTCAATGATTTCTTTGTTAATAGAGGTATAACTTTTAACAGTACAACAAAAAGATTTACAGTTCCCACGGCTGGCGTTTACAGTATAATGCTGACACCTTTTGTATATGGTTCCCAAGGACCGCATAGAATTTTAATAGGGGTAAATACAGATACTCCACTTTATACAAATCACAGAGGACACTTTTATACTAATCAAACCACATATGATAGTGGTGCTTTACATAGTGTAGTTGATCTTGCTGCAAACGATTATATAATTTTTCGTCTAATTGCAGGTAAGTTATACAATCAGAGTAATGATAAATTTAACGAATTTAGTATATGTAAAATTGCATAGTTAAGTTAGGAGGAACACATGAGCAACGCAAGAAAACTAGCAGACAATCTTCCTACTGAGGGCAGTCTCTCTGGACGCAATGTTATTGTAAATGGTGGTATGACTGTAGCTCAACGTGGCTCCTCACAAACAGGCGTTGGCATTGATACTTTTACAAATGTTGATAGATTTAGACAATTTGCTTCTGTTGGTGGTATGGTAGGGCGTTCTACTTCAACACAAGAAACAATTACTGACTTAAAGGGATTTACTAAAGCACTAAAATTACAAGTAACTACGGCAGACACAAGTGTTGGATCAACTGAGTCTTATGGATTAAATACTCGATTAGAAGCAGATAACATACTTAGGTTTGGTATTGGCACAGCAAACGCTCAAGCAATTACCCTTTCTTTTTATGCAAAAGCGCCAACAGGTGGTGGAGTATTTTGTGCAGGTATCGCAATGCCAGGTGGAGGTAATTACTTTGAAGAAGTAACCATAGGCACTTCATGGGCCAGACACGAAATTAAAATTCCTGCCACCACTACTAGTAGCCACGCTACTACAGCTACTGGTACAGCGGCTGGAATAGAAGTACAAATAACTTTAATGGCTGGAAGCTCTTATAACACTTTGACAAACAAAACTTGGTCTGTTAGTGGAGCAAAAAGAGCTACTAGCAATCAAACTAACTTTTACTCTTCAACATCAAATAATTTGTTTATCACTGGCGTTCAGCTAGAAGTTGGGCCGCAAAGTACACCGTTTGAGCATGAACCATATGATACCACCCTAGAAAAATGCCAACGCTATTATCAAATCTCTGGTACAGGCAGAACCTATGGAATAGTTTTTAATCAATTCACAGCCACTAACGCCTATGCAAATCAAAGATGGTGGAAACTTATGAGAACAGCTCCAACAATAACAATGAACTCTTTAAGCAATTATAATATATATAATACTGGCGCTTCTAGAGGTAAATCAGCAGTTGGTATTGGTCAGCTTAGTGATAACAGTGGTGAGTTTTACATTACTACAGATTCTTTAACTGCAGGAACAGCTACACACTTAAACACTAACGGAGATGCATTTTGTTGGAAAGCAGATGCGGAGTTATAAATGAATATTACAAGCGCACAATTTGTAAAAGACAGTCAAGGTAATACTTCTGTTGTTAAGGCTACAATAGATGGTGAAGACATTTATGTACCTCAAGATACAGGCAACCGACACTGGATAGCCCTACAAGCATGGGTGGCAGAGGGTAACACCATAGCAGAGGCCGACTAATGTTTGGCTTCGCAGCAGTAGCAGAGACACCACTCTCAGCAGAACTTACTAAGTACACCATAGGTGTTGTTCCTGCTTCTGTGTCTGCAGCTTCTGCGTTAAACGCTCCCCAGTTCTCTGGTGGTGTTAATCTCCCTGCTTTAACAGGGGTTTCTGCTACATTAGCTAACACTGTACTTGACATTAACGGTAAAGCAAATATAACTACTGCTAACGTAGCAAGCACTACAAGTATAGCAGCAATAACAACATCAGGCAAAGCAAACGTTGCACATCCTTCACTACTAGGAACGTTTACACCTAACACACCAAGCATAACAGGTGTAGCTAATACAAACCTACCATCACAAGGTGCATTAGACAGTACTGTTGAAGGTGAAGTAGCTCAAGCTACAAACATTACTGTAACTGTAGCAAATAGTGGTTCTGGTAATAAGTTTTACTTTGATGGAGTAGAGGCTCCAACAATTACTCTTGTAAGAGGGCTAACATACACATTTGATCTTAGTCATTCTTCTTTATCTGGACACCCATTAGCATTTAAGAGTGGTAACAATAGTTACACAACAGGTGTAACAAGCAATGGCAATCCCGGAACATCTGGTGCTAACGTAGTATTTGCTGTACCTTCTGATGCACCTGGAATAGGATTAAGATATTACTGTACTGTTCATGGTAATGGCATGGGCAACACAATTACAACAAGTGCGTTTGCAGTGTCGTTAGTAGCACAAGGTAAAGCTACACATACTTCTGCATCTGTAGCTGCTGTGATAGACAAAGTAGTACCAAGCATAACAGGTTTAGCGTTCTTTACATTACCTGATGTAAATGCTAGTATAGCGCAGAACTTAGATGACCCTACTGGTGTACTCTTTCCGTTTGATGACTTCGCAGAAAACTTTAGCAGAGGTAGAACGGTAACAATAATTGCACCTACTATAGGTAATAGAACTGTATACATTCCAGCAGAAAACAGAACAGTAACTATAAGTCCTGTAAGAACAGACAACGTAGTATACATACTAAACTAAGGATAACAAATGTCTTACAAATGGCCTGAAAAAGACCCAGATGAAACAGCAGACTTTAGTGTAGACTGGTCTAGGTTTCTAGGATCAGACACTATAGCGTCAGCAGTTTTCTTTGTAGATGCTGCAGATGGAACAAAGACTCAAGTATCAACTGCTCAAATAGTAAATAACTTACAGTTTATAGCAGGTACTGTTTCTGGAAACGTAGCTACTGCACGTTTTGGCTTAGGAACAAACAATGTACGGTATAATATTACTGTTCGTATAAACACTACTCAAGGACTTACATACGAGCGTTCTGTAATATTACCTATTAGGGAAAGATAAACATGGCTTATGATTTTGTTGGCTTAGTTAACGACATTAACCACAGACTAAATGAGGTAGCACTTACCTCTACAAACTTTGCAGCAGCTACTGGCTACTACAGTATAGCTAAAGATGCAGTCAACTCTGCAGTCAGACATATCAATCAAGAAGAGTTTGAATGGCCTTGGAACCATGTACAGTCTGAGCTTATATTAGCTGCAGGTTCTATGAAGTATTATTATCCTACAGATGCTAAAACAATTAACATGAACTCGTTTCGTGTAAAGAGAGACAATAGTCTCAACACAGGAACAGTAAAACTAAAGTCACTAGTATATGAAGAATGGTTGGAGAAGTACGCTGATGATGAGTTTAATACAGATACAAGTATACGTGGTGTTCCTGAGTTTATTGTACGTACACCTAGTAGGGAGCTAATCTGTCACCCTGTACCTGACAAATCTTACACCATAGTTTATGAGTATTACTCAATGGGCTATGATTTAGAGAACCCTTTAGATGTACCGTCACTACCACAGCAGTATAGGTTTGCTATAATAGACGGTGCTATGTATTACGCATTCCAGTTTAGAGGTGATACCCAAGCTGCAAGTTTAGCTTTAGATAAGTTTGAGAAACAAATAAAAGATTTAAGAGCTATAAATATAAATAGAACACCATACCTAAGAGATAGAAGAGTTAGCTTCTAATGGCAGTACAATGGACTACATTCCCTATGGAGTTCAAGGGTGGGTTAATCTCCAACCTTACTCCACTACAACAGGGTACTAATGCTGTAGGCTCTGCTACTATACTACAGAACTTTGAGTCTGATAGAGAGGGTGGTTACAGTAAGCTAAAAGGTTATAGCAAGTTTAGTACCACAGCAGTTCCGGGTACAGGTGAAGTCTTAGCTATGAAGGTTGTATCTTCAGGCAGAGTTGTTGTAGCTAGGAAAGTTAATGCTGCTGCAGTAGCAGCCTATGGTACACTAGCCTCTGGTGATCTAAACAAAACAGCATACTATCATGGCACAGGAACTTCTTGGGCGCATGTAGGTACAAGCTCTTCCACAAATACATTAAAAGCAAGATACGCATCCTTTAACTTTACTCAAGAAGATAAAACAATCTTTGTTGATAGTAAAAGTTATCCTATAATATTTAATGCTAGTGGTAGTAGTACTACACAATTATCTTCATCAAATAGCACAGACGTACAGGGCGCAGAGAATGTTGTAGTATTCAAGAACCATGCTTTCTACTCTAAGGGTAGTAAGATATTCTTTACAGCACCTAACACAGTAGATGACTTTGCTACAGGTAATGGTGCTGGTACAATAAATGTAGGCTTTGATGTCACAGGTATGATAGGCTTTCGTGAACAGCTTATCATCTTTACTACAGACACAATCAAGAAGCTTGTAGGTAATACTTCATCTGACTTTAAGTTAGAGCCTATCACAGATAGAATAGGTTGTATCAACCCAGATAGCATACAGGAATTTGGTGGTGACATAGCCTACCTATCCCCTGATGGAATACGTTTACTTAGTGCTACTGACCGTATTGGTGACTTAGCTCTTGACGTAGCCTCTGATAACATCTATAAAGATGCTAATGAATTTATATCACAGACAGATGTGTTCTGTTCTGTATTAGTCAGAGGTAAATCTCAATATAGACTATTTGCATATATACCTTCTGTACAAGCATCTAGTGCTTCAGGTTTAATAGCTACTAAATTTATTGCACAGGGTGGTAGTGGTATAGCTTGGTCAACAACAAAAGGACTAAAGGTAAACGTAGCAGATAGTACATACTCAGGCGCACAAGAAACTATTATGTTTGGCAATGATGATGGCTTCTGTTATAAGATGGACTCAGGTAATTCTTTTGATGGTGGTACAATAGAGTCAATATATGAATCACCTTTCATGCCAATTACAGATCCACAAGTACGTAAGACTATGTACAAGTTAACACTATATGCACAGCCAACAGGAACTATGGCATTAAGCTTAAACTTTAAGATAGACTTTGACTCAAGTAATGATCCAAGTATTGTACAGCCTCCTACTATAACAGTATCTTCAGCAGCAGCAGGTGGCGGTGTATTCTTATTTGGTCAGTCTGGCGCTGTATACGGTGGTGCAAAGTTTGGTGGTGTACTAGATCAGATATATAAAGAAAACTTAGTAGGGTCATTCAAAACAATTTCAATGCGTATTACAGATAACTCAACAAATCCAACCTTTACTCTTGACACGGCAATTCTTGAGTATAGACAAAATGATAGGCAGTAATTATGGCAGGTTATACAAGACAAGCAGCAGCTAACATAGCTACAGGAAGTGTTATTGACGCTGATGATTTTAATGATGAGTACAATCAGGTACAGTCAGCATTCAATGCTAGTACTGGTCACACCCACGATGGCACTGCAGCAGAAGGTGCAGCTATTGAAAAGATAGGACCATCACAAGACATAGTAGCTACAGCATCTGTACTTAGACCTAAGACTACTAACGCTGTAGATTTAGGTACAACAGCACTACAATACAAAGATGCTTTCTTTGATGGCACAGTAAAAACAGACACACTTACTGTAGATGAGAATGCTGCAATAGCAGGTAACCTAAGTGTAGCTGGGAACCTAACAGGTAGTGGTGTTACTGCTGGTGCAAGAGCTTCTGTATCTGCAGGTACTGGTATATCTTACAACAGTGGTACTGGTGTTATTACTTGTACTGTTGATACTCCTGCAGAAGTAGGATTGTCTAACTTATCAAACAACGGTAATAACCTATCTGGTAGCTTTACTGCAACAGGTAACGTAACAGCTTTCTCAGATGAAAGACTAAAAGAAAACGTAGAAACTATTGAAGGTGCGCTAGATAAAGTGTCACAGATGCGTGGGGTAACCTACAACTATAAAAGTGAACTAAATGATGGTCAGCGTGGCACAGGTGTTATAGCTCAAGAGATGCAACAAGTTATGCCAGAGGTTGTAGAAGAGGGTGAGTACTTATCTGTAGCATATGGTAATATAGTAGGTGTGCTTATAGAAGCTGTAAAAGAATTAAAAGAAGAACTAAATAAGTGTAAGTGTAAAAAGTGTGAGTGTGAGTAATGGCTCTCCAAGCTAGTGGTGCTATAAGTTTAGATGACATGCATGTAGAAGTGGGTGGTACTAGTGGTACTACCTGTTCTTTAAATGATGCTGACATTCGTGCATTGATAAGTGTAGGGGATAGTGGACAGCAAAGTATACAACAGTATTATGGTGTGTCTTCTGAGACAAACTTACCTACTGGCGGTAGTCAGGTCAACGGACAAGTACAACTACAACAAATTACAGCGTCAAGCTATATATCATCAGGAGAGACTTTACGTGTACCTAGTAATATGTGGGTTTGGTCAGACAGTACATCAGTAGCAGCTTTAATAATAGATATACCATGTACTGTTATTAATGACGGTAAAATTATTGGTAAGGGTGGCAATGGTGGTTGGGGATTTTCAAACCCAGGAGCCACGGCTGGTGGTCCTGCAATTAGCGTAACTGCTTCAGGTGTAACTATCACAAATAGCTCTGGCGCTTACATTGCTGGAGGCGGTGGTGGCGGTGGTGCATACTCAGACTATAGTAACCCTAGTGATGCCCACGCAGGAGGTGGTGGTGGCGCTGGCGGTGGCGTTGGTGGTCGAGGAAGAATAAATTATGGATTTTGGCAACAAGGTCCAGGTGGTGCATTGAACGCAGAAGGTGGTGACGGTGGTAATGGTGGTAATGCAAATAACCCAGTAGATAATGGTGGAGGCGCTGGCGGTGGCGGTGGAGGACATCAGTTTGGTGGTGGTGGCGGTGGACGAATTTTGCCAGGTGTAGGTGGTGGAAATGGTGGTTCAGCAGGAAATGCTGCGACTTCCCCTGGTAGTACCGTCTCTAGCCTTGCAGGAGGTGGAGGCGGCTGGGGTGCGGCTGGTGCGCTTGGTGGTGGTCGTTACGCTGGAGGCGCAGGAGGTGCAGCTATAACAGGAACATCAAGAACGCTTAATAATAGTGGCACAATATACGGATCAACATAATGACACCTGAAGAAATAGAAGCTATGCTAGATCGTGCAGCAAAGCGTGGTGCTAAGATAGCACTGCGTGAAGTAGGACTACATGATGATGATGCTCGTAAAGACATAACAGAGATGCGTAACTTGCTAGAAGCATGGCGTGATACACGTAAAGGTGTGTGGTCAACTATGGTCAAGATGTCAACTGTAGCAGTAATAACATTCATTGCAGCATCATTGTGGATGCAAATAGGGAAATAATAATATGGCTAAAAAGTTTATGGGTTTCAAGCCTGAGACAATGACAAACAAGATACTACCAGCGTTGGGCTACAATGGACCTAGTGATCAAAAGTCTATCAATGCTTTCCTAGCAGCTAGTCCTGCAGCAGCAGCCAAGATGGGTAAGTACACTATGGCAGCTAGACAGATGGTTGAGGGCAAGCGTATCAATGCGGCTAGAGGTATGAGTGTAGCAGATGCGGCAAAAGTTGTATCAAAAGAAATAAAAAAAGCTAATAATCCTTTTGCAGGTATGGATGCTCGTCAAATGGCTAGAGCTATAGGCACACAAGATAGTGGTGGTGGAGGATCACGACAGCAAGCCTCTCCTGTACAATACCAATCTACTAATCCTAGCGCACCTAATTATCTTACACCACGTCCAACGCCACCAGAATACCTACCAGGTGGTAGTAAATATATTGGACCAGCAGGTGGCCCTACTACAAATCCAGATGGTTCAGTTACACTAGGTGGTCAATATACAGGCCCGACTGGTACACAAATGCCAAGCGGTTCACTACTATCAAAACAGATAGGCACTGACCCAACTGCAAGTGTAACCAAAGCAAACGTTGTAGCAGCAGATGGTGGACCAAACGCACTTATAGCAGGTGGTACAGGTCAAGCAGGTGCAGCAGCACAAGCAGGTGTAGCAACAGCAGCAGGGGCTGCAACAGCAGAAGAAATTGCTGCTATGT